TCACACCTCGACTAAAGCCAACCGAGTTGAACGTCATGCCGTACGCGGTGTTGATCGATGCGGCGGTTTGCGTAGTGGTGTCGTAGAAATAGCCGTACCGCGTCGTTACAAGTTGAGGTGTCTGTGCTGCGGGTCCGACCTGCAAGTCTTCCAGCGTGAACTGATTCTGCCCCAGCCCCAAGAGCGTGAACGAGTTGTTGAAGAAGCGGTACCACTCCCGCTGCATCACGTTGTCCGGCCCTTCAATGACCGGCACACGTTGCGCGGGGATACGCGTGATGTTAGGCATTGGTGCCGCTCGCAATCAGTTCAGCGCCCATGATGGCAACGTTACCAACACCCGCCCCGCTCACTTCGTAAACGCGGTCGCGCAGCTTTTGCGTCATGCCCAGCCGACGCCAAATTACCCGGCGGCCAGTTTGACCCTGAAATCCCATCGACACCGTGTGCAGGTTAGACCACGTGTGGCCGCCATCATCAGACCAACGCAGACTGGCGTTCATTTGAATTGAGCCGCTTTGAGGAAAACCCGCCGGGCCAATATTAAACGCAGGATTTTTAAAAACATACGGAGTGCCGTTACTTTGCAGCACCACCGGGTTGGTGACGTTGTATATCGTTCCGTCCGATGTGCGCACTTCCCAAGGTGGTCCTTGCACGGCGGGGGCAGGTTGGAGAGGCAAAGGCGTAAAGGAAGTGCCTGCTTCACAATCTAATTGCAGGCTATGTTGGGCCGTGCGCTTTAAAGTGTTTTCGTTGGTCGGCAGCGCTCGCCAAGAACGTAGCCATATTTGACGACGTTCGTTAGAAAATTCGTAATTGCCAAAATCAAAGTTAAAATTGTAATAGCCTATTTGTCGCTGGCTACTATGCCCCAGATATACCCGAACCCCGTCAGTCGCCATGCAAGATGGCGTGTGACGATTTAATTGGTCTGTTGTGTCTGAAATGTAGCCGCGCTGGTGCCACATATTGGTGGCCGCATCATAGACCCACGTGACGTTTGCAGTAGGAAACGTCAGCACGTAAAACATGTGCCCGTCTTGCTGATAGGTGTAGGCGATAGCGTCCGAGATCGTCGAATACGTCTGGATAGCGTACTCGATGGCGTGCGTCGAGATGCGTTGCGGCTGGTAGCCACGGGCGCGGTAGACCATACCAAAGCCACGCGCGTCAGCCGACAGCCAGAAGACGCTGTTGTCCATCTTGGCGACCGAGTATGGCGCAGCGCACCCCGTCTCAAGAAACGCGCCTTGGATGGGGGCAAGCGGGTAGTCTGGCTGGCCAGCGTCGTACCAGACCTCGGTCGAGTTGTTGCCGAAGATCCAGATTTCTTTGTGATCGACGATCAGTGACACCACGTTGTCGGGCGAAGCTTCGGCGCTCGCAAACGACAGCGGCTCAATGCTGGCGCCGTCAAACAGTTCAGTCACCCACACGCGCTGGCTGTTTGGCTCATTGAACACAAAGTAGCCGTTGATATAGCCCACGGTGACGGCGCCAGGAAAATCAAAATCGCCAATCTGGGCAAACGCGGTTGTGTTGATGTTGTAGATGTAACCGTTTGGATTGGCCGCAATAAAAATTTGCGAGCCGTTATCGGTTATGCTTACAGGGCCAGTTCCCGCAATGCCTGTGCCGCGAAGGGTAGTAAGACCGTCGCCAATAGAATACAGTTCGGAGCCAGCTACGGCGTACAAGACGCCTTTGACAACCCACATACCTCTAATGCTGCCAGACCCGCCGAAATTTATATAGCTAAGTATGCTTGGCACCCGCTGAAAGTACGCCGCCGTCTTGCCGCCGTCCGGGGTGGACTCCGGGTACATGTTGACGAGCCGGTTGTCCGCAGCGTTGATGCTGCGGGCAACGTAAGCTGCGCCGAGGATGGGCGATTTCATTAGAAATTGCCGGCGTAGATGTTGTAGCGCTGACGATTCCCAACGATGCTGTACGGGATCGACATCAGGTCGTCAGGATTGTTGATGCGCTTCAGGTTGCGCTTGGACGTCATCGCAATCCGCTGCACTTGCCGCGACGGCTCGACGCCAAATTCAGGCGCCAGCTCACAGGCCAAGTTGTACCGAAACGCTCGCAAATAGCCGGGCGGGAACGTCAGATTTGTGGCCAAGATGGCTGGCCGCGACAACTGTTCCACTGACACAAAATGGAACTCTAGCACCCGCGTAGGTACCGGATAGATGTACATCTCAATGTCGGGGTACGTCATGTTAACCCACATGACCTGCGGGTAGGTGCTTCGCACCGTCTTCAACGCAATCCCGTTGTATTGCTGCTGGTTGATGAGCTTCAGACCGTACGAGACGCCAGTAGTCGGGTCTTTGAAGTACGACGAGTCATCAACAAGAATAGGCCGGTTGCCGACAAAGTTGCCGGTAGGCCCGAGCGTGCGGCTAATCTCAGTTGCAGGCCAACTAAAGACTTGATCTTCTGTCGCAAAGACCGACAACCGCTCGGTGTTCCACGACTCGATCATCTGGTTCATAGCCGACAGCGCATCGGCTGCCGACTCAGGCGAAGGCGACTCGCCCTCTGCTACAACACCAATCAGGCGCAACGCGCCCGTAATGATGTCACCCGCTGTAGTTGCCATCGACCGTCTCCTTACGACGACGACCTCGGCGTGCGAGTTGATTGTCCGGCACGCTGTCTACGGCCCCGTCAGGGTCTGCGCCCAGAGTATAGCGCGTCCAGCCGTTTTGTTCATCATACTCCGCTTCCAGGTCAGAAATGGCAACCTTCTCGCCGTGGCGCGGGTGACGCAGATAAATGATGGGCATAAAAGTCGGGGGCCGAAGCCCCCGCCAGGTTAGTTGCCGGCCATCACAACCCAATTCGTGCCGTCTTCGCAAACCAAGATCGCCCATGCACCAGCAGTTGCCGCCAGAATGGCGGTAGCAGCCGTATTAGACGTACGCGGTTTGACGTTCGACGACGCCGAGATCAGGGTGTAAGTACCCGACAAGTTCTTCACAAAGATAGTCCGACCGATGTAATTAGCGCCGCTCGGCAACGTCACGGTGACGTTGGCAGCGGAACCGTTAGCGATCACAAAGTTCTCTTCATCGCCCAGAACAAAACTGGCAGTTTTGGTAACTGGAGCGTTGAGATAGAACGCTGTGAGCGCCGGGTCGGAATACGCAACTCCAACAGGCTTGTTGTTAGCCATTAGCGACTCCGGTTATTACATCAGAAACGCGGACCAAGACGCATCGCCAGTCTTGACCAGCCGGTAGGTATGCGCGCCAAAACGCGGAACCGTGACCGAACCGTAGACGGTGATGCCAGTCCCGGCAGTGACAGGAACAGTCGACGACGAGCCCGTGTTGTTATTGTTGGTGATCGTCAGTTCAAACGACGAGCCAACTTTAGCACTCGGGACCGCGGCGTCAAGCTGCGCCGCCGTTGCGAAGGTAACAGTCAACGTCGCATCGCTAGCCTTCTGGCAAACAACTAGACCGATCGCCATTTGAGCGCCGGTCAGAGTTGTGTCGCCAGTCAGCGTCGCGGGGATGGTTTGTACGCCCATGACGGCTTCGTCGAGATTGCCGTCACCGACTTGATAGCCACCAGCACCATTAGGAAGAGCCATGATTTAATCCTTTCAAATTAAATAGAAACGAGGCTAGTAGATCCCTACTAGCCTCGTATTAGACGTTAGCCCCAGAGGCGTACGCCCATTTGCGGACGGATGACCGAGAAGCCGTAGAGCACGTCAATACGGCAGGGCAGACGGTCATTGTTGATGTCGTATTGACGAACAATACGCATCGAGATGCCGTTATGCACCTGGCGCGAGGCCATGTCTACGCCTTGCGGCATCAGCAGGTCAGCGGTCGCAAACGTGATCGCATCTTTGTGATAGATCAGGTTTTGCGGGTACTGAGTGCTGGCGCTACCCAAGAAGGTCACCACAGCGCTGGCTTGCGGGAACGCATCGATCGTCGCAAGCGCATGGCCAGAGGTGTACATCGCGGGGCTAACGCTGACCGTGTACGCGCCGCCGGCGGCGGTTGCGTCCGCAGTGGCCACGAACTGTTGCAGGCTGCCGGTCGACTCACGAGTCTGCGGGTTGACAGCGTAGACGTTGGCAACGGTGAACACGTCACCTTGCTTGATCGTCTGCGTGCCAGTGCCCGTGATCAGGATCGTGGTTGAGCCTTGAGCCGTCACAGCGCTGGTCACCGTGTGCGAACCCGTGCGGGTGCCGGTGGTGTGCTGCTTGATCGACTGCGACATGCTGATCTCTTCAAAGCCCAGCACACCCTCGCCCATCAGGCCATTCTTGAACTGACGGCTGATGGTGTTGGTGGGGTTGAACAGACCCTTCATGCCTTCGACGAGGCCAGCGTTGGCAGCCGGATTGACGGTTGAGTAGCGCGGGGCCATGACCGCAGCGGCTTCGTTCAGCTTCTGTTGGCCTTGCAGCAGCACCAGGCTGGTTCCGGGCGTGGTGCCAGGGGTACCAACCGACTGGTAGATGCTCTTGAAGCTGTTGGCAACGTCAGCGTCGATGCTGGAAGCAAGCTGACTAATACGAGGCTTCAGCACACGCTCTGCGAAGTCATCGAGCTGCATGGTCAGCTCAGCGGTCGTGAAGTTCACGCCGATGTGCTTTTGGCTCGAAACAGTCAGAGTGGTGAACTGCTCGTTGTCGTCTTGAACTTGCAGCGCAGCACCGTCGGTCACCAGTGCGCGGTCCGGCAGACGGATACGCAGCGTGGAGCCGATTTTTGCGCCTTGGACAGCAAAGCTGTCGTCGTACTGACGGTTAACCGTCCGGGTGATCACCAGGTTGTTCTCAAGGATTTCGAGAGCCTTCCGGGTGATCATGTCAATCGTAAGGATTGAGTTAGCCATGATCTATAAAACTCCTAATTTGAATTAACGTCCGTGTTTCGCTTCCCACGCCTTGACCTGTCGTTGCCGCTCGGCTGCGATCCAGTCGCTCGTGCTCATTGCTTTGATTGAGCGCGGGTCGGTGGTGTCGTAAGCCGGTGCGCCAGAGGCGCGTGCTGCAACAGGCTGAATAGGCGCCGGAGCGCTGGATGGTTTTTTGGTGGGCGGACTGGCGGCCACTTTGGCCTCAATCTTCCCGATCTCTTTGGCCTGCAAGAACGGCGATAGACGCGAGATACGATCAGCTTCTTTTGGATTGGACCCGAGAAAATACGCAATGTCGGGGCCGATCTCTGACGCCTGAATTGTTTGAGCCATCACGGTCGAGATTTT